GTTGAAAATATAGCATCACTTACACCGCTTGTAGGGTTATGTATAGCATAGCAATGATACCAAGTGCTATTAGCTTTTGTGCCTGTATCTAACCCACCTTGATTAGTCCCAGCAGTCCACGAAGCATCTAATCTTTTAGTCAATGCAGATAAAACAGCCTGCCCTGAGCCGTCAGCAAATTGAAAATTGCCAGCGGAAAAATCTATGTCGTTATCGGCATCAGTTGAGTTGTTGGCAATAGTTATTGGGTTATTAAGATAAGTTAAGCCTTTATTGGTTGTTGTAATATTAAGGGCAGAAGAGAGCGGACTTAATAGAAAATCAGTGCCGTTATATCTTAATTCTACATATCCATTAATATCGCCAGCAATAACAACGGTGCCGTCGGCTTTTTTAATGTTTTTAGCTCCAAGCCCAGCAACATTAATAGTTGGTGTTGTAGTTGTATTGGCATTGGTTGTAATAAATCTAACAACCATTCCATTTATATAGGCAGTAGGAGTTTTGAAACTACCAGCTCCAATTAATGTATAACTATTTGCAACTCCATTTTCTGTATAAAAGTTGCCAGAATTTGTGTAATTAGCAATAGCTTTCGCTATTTGATCTGTAAGATTAACATCTAAGCTTTGTCCCGAACTTAAAATAAGATTATTAATCTCGGCAATCTGGTTCCATTCATCAGCTCCTAATGTGCTAACACCATCTTGTTTATTTGTAATAAAATTAGACATATCTAAAAATTAATTTTGTATTTGAGGGTTTTATTTTATCAAATAATAGTTTTAAGATAGAAGCTTGATCCGTCTTAAATTCTATTGGAAATGACAAAGGAAAGGTTTGCGGTTGATATTTTTTATCAATAGTGATTACTATTAAAAACGGCATTACTTCTTGTGTTGCAAAAATTAGTGGAAATCTTAGCGGAAATACACAATATTGATAACCAGTTTCGCATTTAATATCGAAATTAAGTATTTTTCCAATTTTCTCAAATTGTTCTTTAGTTTCAGCTTTTGACCCAGCTATTTTTAACAAGACATTTTTTCTTCTAGTTTCAATATCACTAGCCACACTAAAAACATTATCAGGAATACCAACGGCTTTTTCCCACTCCTCTATTAATAATAAACTATGATTAATATTATAATTGTCAATAATATCCTTTGCATTTTCTCGAAAATCTAGCCAGCCTTCAGCAAGCCCAATCAATATTTTATATAAGTTGCTATCTTCTTTGTTTTTAGCCTCGTGAAGGTTATCGTTCCTTAGGTAATTGGCTAATACCCTAGCTTGTTCTTGTTGTGTTCTGTTCTCTATCATTAAAATGTAATATTTCTTAGTATTGGCAATTGGTTGCTAGAAACATCGATATTGCCAACTGGCTGTGATAAAGTAAAAGTAGGGGTTTTGCCTTGACTATCGACTGTTGAAAATATAACATTCTTATAAGTCGCTTCGCTAATATCCTTACCTAAACTAACCTCGACACTTTTAAAATAATCGGTCAATCTATCGGTAATAGCTTGTCGCATTTCCGCCGTGTTAGGAGTGAGTGAACTAAAAGTAAAATCGATATAAACAGGTTGCGGAGATAAAACTAAAACCATAGTGTCATCAGTATTTGCAGGCTTTATCCCACCGTTTTTTGTATCAGTAATCGAAAGTTTTGCCTCAGCAAGCTGTGTGGAGTTTGGTAAAATGTTTATTTCTTTATCATTGACAAAATATATTGATACATAGCCAGCACTAGGGGTCGCATCATATACCCAAACCCTAGTAATTGCAGAAATGTTATTAATCAAAAATGATTGTATTCTAGCATTAGTAAAGCTTGCAGTGTTATTAGCCCAAGCATATAATACTCTCGCTCTGTAGCTGTCTTCTGTTTCGGCATCAAGTCCACCTGTTAAGCCTTCATAACTAACAAATGCAAAATTATCTACATTTTCTATCGGTGAAACTAATTCTAATTGACTACCATTCGTGGCATTGCCAATAGTCCCTAGCTCTCTTGATAACACTTGCACTCTTGCGAAGGTTGCCGTTGCATTAATTGAGCCAGTCGCAGGGGTTGTAGGGGCATTAGCAACTTGGTAGGTAAATTTATTATAATCAGTAGCGGTAATAGTTGCAGTTATATTATAATCGGTTTGATTTGCACCAGCAATAATAACTTGCATTCCGCTTGCTAGATTATGATTGTCGCTTGTTGTGGCGGTTGCAGTTGTCCCTACTCTTATTAATGAGGTTATATTTATTGATTGAGTTGCAATCATAGTTGTTGCTAATGTGTCGTATTCTGTCCCATCGGCTTTTTGCAATATTGTATTTGTTGGTATTTGAATAGAGGCAGTGCCTATTAGATTAATATAACCACTTGCTTTTTGACTAGTCTTTATTGAAAGCCCTAGCATTTCACCCCAAAACTTTAGATATTCGTCGGTTGCAGTCTGCGGGAAGAGTTGTTTTAATATTTGTTTTAACAATTGGTTATTATCGTCAATACCCGCAGATAATGAGCTAACAAGTCCACTAATCAGGCTATTGCGAATATTAGGGTCGATTTGTTTTTTGATATCAGTTTGTCCAGTATTAACAGACATTAATAATGAGCTAACCATCATTTGCTGGACTTCTTGTAATGTTTTAGTTATTATTGGCATTGTTAAAAAGTATAACTTGTTTTAGCATTAAAGGTGTCGGTTGTGGCAATATTAGTAACATATTGATTATCGGCAATCTCGACATTGCATTCTATATCATTAAGATAATTGTCATCAATTAGCCATTGCAGGCTTTCGTTTATCGTGTCTTGTAAATCTTCTTTATTGGCTTCGTCTATCTTGTTTTGTGAAGTATATAGCCAATACAACGAACCTACTTCATAGCCATTAACTAGGTTAAATTGATTAGTAAAATCGCCCCTTCTTTGGTCTATTTGTGGCACTTGTAATGGGTCGGCTCTTTTTTCGCAGAAAATAGCCATTAAAATTGCCGTTTTTAGATCGTAGCAATATTTAAAGTCGCCATTTTCAAAGTCAATGTCAAAGTAGTTGTTATTTGTCAGGGCTAAGTCAATCATTTTTTACTTGATTTTTTATAATAATAGTTGATAATATTGGCATTATTAATTTTGTCAATAAATAAATGCAAATAGTCGGTATCTTAGCAATTGAAAATAACTTAGCAAGAGTTCAGCTTGCAGACGGGTCGATAATTGACGGAGCGACAGTTGTTTATCCAGCAGGTTTTTTTGCTAATATAGCAATTGACGAAAATTCTTTAGGAATGCTTTTTAAAGACGGCACTAACGATTATTCTTTTGTTTTACCAATAAATATTGCCTCCCAACCTTCCTTAGCAATAAATGAAGTTGCTATTGGCAATTTTAAACAAAACAGAACAATTAAAATAGCCAGCGATATAACATTAAATGCAGACACTAAAGTAAATGCTAAATTTGAAACTACCGATGAAACTAAATTACAAGGTAAGCTATTCTTAACACATACACATTCAGGGGTGCAGAGTGGCGGTTCTAATACTGGTGGGGTGTCGTGATTATATTAAAACCCTCAAGATTAAATTATTATCCACATATAATAATAGCTCTTATTATATTTTTTGCCAATATTAAGTCGCTAGGTTTTTTCTCGATAACTATACCAATAATTCTTTTAGGTTATGCAGAAAATATTAGATCGCAGAAGATTGTAATCGAAAATAAGCAAGCAAAATATATCAGTAATTACAAAACAGTTTTGATTAACAAAATAGAAAGCATAAACATTGGCAAATTAACAAGCACCATAACAATTTATGGCACAGGCAATCAATGTATTAAATTAGAAAATTGCAAAAATATTAACGAAATTAGCAATAAAGATTTATCTATATTTATCAGCTAGGTCGCCATTAAATGTTTTGAAAAACTTTGCCACTTGAGGCGATAAAAGAGGGTTGTCGTCAAAACTAGAAAAACTACCGATATTACAAATTGACAAAGCGGTTTTGCTTCCGCTACTATCTTGACTATAATTGACACCTTGTATTAAGAATGAACCGTTGATATTATTAGCTTGGTCTTTTAGTAATAGAATAGTATTAGGTTGCCATAAGATACCGCTTGTAATATTAGTTAAAAAGCCTTGCACTTCAGTATTATATCTCGCTCCCTTGCCTCTCTTGACTGCCATATACCAATTCGCAACACTCTCTAAAGTCTGTCTATTGGCATTATTGCCAATTGAAACTATCAGTCTTTTTTTAGTGCTTGCTCTTTCATCAGTAAATTCTACTTTTTGCTTTAATCTCTTTTTTGAATTATCAGTTTTCTGTGAACCAATTATTCTAATATATTTGTAAGTCTCGTTGCTGTCTACCGAAAGTGAGCTACTTAAAGCATTTATACCGCCACTTGTTAAATTAACACCGCCAACGGCTAGATCCGCCCCCTCTCTTGTTATTACAATATCGCCATAGGCATCAGTAATTAAGATAACATTCAGTAATCTTGCTAGTTTGTCAAAAAAATCAAATATTTTTTGGTCTTTTTCAGCAACAAAAGATTTGCCAAGCAGTTTAGGTAATCTTCTTATGTCGCTTTCAATTCTAATATTTTTATATCCATTATCATTTAAAACAATTCGCATTAGCTTAATAAAGTCATTTTGCTTATATTGTTTTGGCAAGATATAACTATCAATTAGCTCGGCAGTTTTATCCCTGCCAGATATTGTGATGCTGTGTTGATTTAAACCTTGGTTATGCTCTATTGCCTCGACTATACCTGTAAAGACAGTTTCATCAGCAACATCGATAACAATTCTTGAACCCTGCCGAACTCCAAGTCTATTTGCAGTTGATTGAGTGATCGTAAAAGAAAATGAACCGCAAAAGTTTTCGATTGATTTTTCTAGAGAAAAATTAATAAATTTTTCGCATAAATCTCCATCGCAAGTTATTTTAACTTTATCGCTATTATTCAGTAGAAACATATTTTAGCACCTTTATTACACCGTTAATG